GAGCCCCTTCTTGTACTGAGTACCGCCGAGGGCATACAAAGCGCACTTGATTGCGAAGTCTGCCGATGGTTGGGAGTCCTGTTTGGTCGGCGTTTTTTCACCAGTGCTACCAGCGTATGCGTTGGCCTTGATTGTGAGTATGCTTTCAAGCAGGCTCGGGTCTATGCCCGTGTACTCAAGCACACAAGTTGACCCGATGGAAACCTGCGTCCCCGTCTTCTTGTTTTTCATCCTCATGACCTTGTGCCGTCCTCGCCGTCCGCTTGTGCAGTGGTCGCAATGGTCTTCAAAATTTTCTGGAAATTCCTCGTCGTCAAGGTTCATCGTCGGGTTCTGCCGCACGACTGCGTGTGAACCATGCGGTTCGTCGGGGTTAGCCGGTGTGATTGTGTAGAGCATTTCCCACTCGTTTGATAGCGTGGTCATTGTCACCGTGAGCATCTGTCTCACGGTCTTGAATGTTGACAACTGCTCCTTAGCATCCCATCCTACATACTTGATTTCTTGCTTGCTATGCCTTCGCAGGTTGGCGAGGTAGCGAGAAGGAACCGACTTGATTACATCTCGGGGCTCACTAAATTCATAGGTGAATTCCATGCCTCGGCGGGCGAACATTCGCTCCACTCGGTTCAAGGTCTTCGTGATATTGTGAACGCTTTCTACGGCGCAGTCAACGGTGAATGTGTCATACTTCATTTGTCCAACTCCTTTCTCATGTATGTGGTCAGTACGCCCCTCATGATTTTGGGGTAGCGACTACCGAATCGTATCGGGTTATTCCTCATGTTCCAGTACTGCTCAAATATCTTTACTGAGTCAGTGAGAGGGGTGAGAGGGGTGTACTCCTCAAGCGTCATATCACGGGTTGCGTGAAGCAAAACGCCCCAATGCAGGTAGGTAAATTTCGTGAGGTCGTTCACGATAGCCTGTTTCCATGTCGTACTCATTCCTCTTCACCTCCGATTCCGAAAATTACATCAACGATTTGAGCCCACTGGCTCCTCTCGCTTGCTTGTAGTGATTCCAAGTTGAGATGGTCAAGGTAGGCATTCTTAGCAAGGTCCGACTCGGTATTAGCGATTAGGGCTTTGGTATATTCTATGCTCCTAAGCGCCCGTTCCTTTCTTTGTTCGGTCAAATTAAATCCACGCACACTTCGGAAGTTCAAGTTATGTTTGCGGGCATGGGAAGGTACTGAGTCAAGCCAAGCCTGTATCTCATCATCCTTCTTTTGCTCCGCTTCCCAATCTGTCTCGTCAAATTCCTTCTTTAGCAGAGCGAGTTGGCTTACTCTTGATGCAAGGGCAGTGCGTAGGCGTTTGCGGCTGGTGACATCATTAGTTATCCTTGCCCCGCTGAGCATTTCCTGCATCATCGGCAGCAATTGGTCCCAATCGTCATTGTTCATATCCTCATGTACGAGTCGCTGGTGGCCGACGGCGCTGCGAGGAATGCCTTTGCCCTCCAACATATTTCCATTTGAAACTGGGGGTCGGAAGTGTATTCCGATAGCCGAATCGTCGCCAGCATACACGCTTTGGCGACGGGTGAATACGGTGTAGGTTCCTTGACCATTCTCGGCCACCATGCGATTGTATGATGTGCGCAATTCTACTACCTGCTCAATAAACTGCATCATTTTCTTTCGGATTCCTCCATGAGTCTCCGACCATCGGCTTTCTTTCAGCATTTCCGCTTTGATTGCCTCAAGATATTGTTCGTCGTTGAGTACGGTGTGATACTTACCATCGTGGCCTCGCTTTGATTCACGGTAATGGCTAATGTATGCAGCCTTTCGTATCAGCGATTTGACCAACCTTGACCGGTTGACCGTGTGGTCTTTGTCAACCCCACTGATTCGGGCCGCACGCATTGATTGCGCTCCAAACCATTCATTCGTCGTTCCTTCTCCTCGTAGTGTTTTCATCTTCATTTTTTCATCTCCTTGTTTTCACCGTGAATTCTTTGGGCTTCACGGAGGCAACCCATATATGCTCTTGTTAGTCCGCCATTCTTAGGGGCAGGGCGACCAATCCAATGATAAGCAATGCTCATCATTCCCCGAAGGTGCTTGACCTCGGCCAACAACTCCGCACTTATAGATGCGAGCGTTGCGTCCACGGTGTCGTCGGTGTAGTTGATGTGGCCCACCAACCCTTCCATGCCCTCCAATTCTTCCCCCGTCAACGGGGTGCGCTTCTCGTTCAATACTTCACTGTACTTTTTCATTTTTTATTCCTCCTGTTCTCGGCGGGTTATGCCCGCCTCATTATTACTAAACCCTTGACCCTTATAAACCCCTGCCTTGTAATTTCGGGCTCTCAATATGCAGTTGTAGCAATTTAGTACGATTGATGAGAGAGAGAGACTGGCGAGTTGCTCGGCAGTCTTGGTGCAGTCTCGGCAACTCATTCAATCACCCTCTGCAAATCTTTGATGTATGCGTGAACAGTAACACCCCAAGAGGGGCTTTCCTCACTTTCAGCCAACATACATTCAATGACGCTACTAACTTCTTCACGCATCCGCTGGACTTCTGCGAGCAGTAGTGGCGTGTCTTTCAGTAGTGCGGCGGTAGCCATTTGTTCTTCGTAATTAGCAACCTTAAGCATTTTAGACGACCAACCCCAAACCTTGAAGTCACCATCCATCAAGTGTCCTTCGTATTTGTCTGTGTCAATCATTCACTCGTCCTCCTTGATGACAAGACGGCCCGACTTGCTCCACATCTTGATGTCTCGCTCGCATAGGTGTCCGTTCTCGTACAGGAATTGGATGCAGGCAGGCGGCAGGTCAAATATGCCGTCGTAGTCAACCAGTATCTCGTCGTCGTCAAACCACAGTCCACCTTCTGCGTAGAAGTCGCCTCCGACCCATTCAAAGTTGCCTCGGTTCTTGTTGCCCGTCCACCCATGCTTCCACAACCACACATTCGTAGTCATGGTCGTCTTGGTTGGTGGGGTCACCATCCCGAAAGAATTCTCCGTGAGCATCTCCTGCTCCTCGGTGTGCTTGAATGTAGGCTCGCTCATTCTGTCACCTCGTCATCGGGGTGTGGTTCATGTGGGCAACCGCAAGCAGGGTGGTCAAACCCTGCACGACAGACCATCCAACTTGTTCCTTCATCGCTCATGAGGTCAGTCACTTGAGGCCAACCGCAGTTAGTGTCCTTTGATTCACGGACAACCATTCGGCCAAGCACTGTGTCACCCACCTTCAAGCGTTTCCAAAAGTGTTCGGTTGGGTTGCGTGTTTCTTCTGTATTCAATTCGTAGTCAGTCATGCTGTCACCTCCAATCGGAACCAGCCTTCGCTGATGTGCAAGTCAAGTCGTTCCTGTGACATCAACCACCAATTGGTGTATGCGGGCCACTCATTGGAACACTCGGTTTCAATGAGGTACTCGTCCTCACCTGTGATGATTATTTCTTTGATGATTTCGTGGCTCATTCTGCCGCCTCCTTGATGAGGTTAATTATGTGAGCCATGACGGCTACTGCCGTATTGTACGCCTGCCTCTCTATTTCGCTCATGGTGAACAGATTATCAACCCTCATGTTCTCAACAATGTGAATGGCCGCCCTCAGCAGGGCCTCGTTACCTATCTTCATTCTACCATCTCCTTAAGTGGGTTGATGATGCTCCATCCTCCAATAATCCGCCCCTCGCAGGTGTCACACATGAGGCTCTTGTTGCCCTTAACATAGTTGGTGCATTGGGCGTATCTGCGATAGATGCGATTCCCACGGTTGAAAATCCTCTCGCTCCCTTCGGGTTGCACATCAAACATTGTTGATGATGAAAGGTATCGTGTCTGCTGATACTTCGGGTGGTCCTTGTCCAACCATGCGGCGGGCGGCGTAAGATACCTCAGTGCGAGGGTGCAGGGTGAGTATTTCACCTTCTCAATCTTGGTGATTCGCTCGTTGTCAAAATCAGTCCACCCGTCTTTTTTGGTCCATCCTGCACTGTATATCCCGTCGCCTTCGTTGTAGTCCTCTCGCAATTCCTTCTTGGTCTTGGGCGCTCCTTCCCCACTTACGAGGTAGTGGTGCGTCAGTGTTTCTTTCACCTGTACGAGGTAAAGCGTTGAGCCTGCCTTGTGCGGTCCTTTGTCGTCGTATTTGTCAATTTCAATTTCTGTCATCCTGTTCATTTTTTCATCTCCTTGTTTTTGTTGTCGGCTCTTGTCCGCTCATTATTCTGTACGGGTTGGCCCCTTATAAACCTGTGGCCTCATCTTGTCTTCAGCCATTGCGATTTCCTCAGCATCATAATGCTCCAAGTCCTCCACTCGCACCCAATCTTCACGACGAAGCCTCTTACCGAAATTGTAGGCTTGCGCCTCCAATCCTTCAAGCGATTGTGCGATTAGCACACGCACGCTCTGCTCCGGCGTACCCTCGTCAAATACTACATATCCAAAGTGAATTGTACTCATTCTTTCACCTCCAATCTGCCGTCGCACTTGTCAAGCAAGCGGTTAATCAATTCTTTGAGAGTATTAGCCTCTATATCGTCATCGCCATATCCAATAAATCTCACCGTATATTTGCTCATATGATGCACACTCCTTCGGCTTCCAAATGGTCGTCAAGGTCTGCAAAAAGCACGACCTCTCGCCCGTCGCCGCTCTCAATGAGAATTTCAGCGTCGGCGGCGTATTGAGTCAAGGCGCAAGCGAAGACCCATTCTCGGCCTTCGTGCATGAGGGCATATTTCCCCTCGTCCCTTGATGTTTTCAATCGGTAGAGTTCCGCATTCATACCATCACCTCGCAACCGTTTGCACAGTCCCATATGGCGATTTGGTTACTCTCACGGGCAAGGCTCAGAGCGCCTTCAAGGCTGAGGGTATGAATGGAATAATCCACCCACACACGACCGTTTTTTGGGTCGGTCCAAATCCCAAGGTGAACCCGAGGGTCTTCATGGGTAATCTCGTTCAGTTGGCCGGTCACTTTGGCTTCGCCAAGTGCGACCCAATAGCCCGATGTCTCATCAACACGGGTAAGGGTTTTCATTTCGTAGGTTCCGTCTGCTATCATGTTTTTTCCTCCTGTTATCGGTGCGGCTCTTGTCCGCTCAATGTTAACTAACAGCCGGAGGGTTATAAACCTTAGCAATCGGCACTCATGGTATAAAATGCGCTAACTGCGGCTAATTTCGGGGGTGCTAAGGCGGCCCGTGTGAATCCGTCGCCTATGCGTGCGTATATGCGTGGGCGTGTACGAGCGGGGGCGTTTGGCGGCTGTTATTTGAAGGTTCATTGCGGGAATATGGAAAAAATATGCCCGAATGGCGTAGAAAACCTACCCATACGCATACATTTCGGCTCTTTTTTTGCGTTTTTGCCCTGTTTGTTACCGTTTTCCGGCAATTAGCCCCGATAACTTGACATTTTGCTACCTTCCGGCGGCTCTTTCAGTACCATAAACGGGGGACTGCTGAGTCTTAAGACTACCCCCTCAATTTATCCGGTGAGCGGACCGTAGAATATGGGGGTCTATAAAGGTTCTCTCTCTTTTTCTTTGACTTGAAGTATTTCGGGAAAAAAAACGCTCTCCTCATACGGGCGGGCGGATGGAGTCTTATCTTAAGACTATATAAACATATCTCTTCTCTTCTCTCTTCTCTCCATTCTCTTCTCTTCTCTCTTCTCTCTTATCTCTATAACATTATCTTTCTCTTAATGGACTTGCATCTTTTCATTATTGAATCGCCTTTAACGGACAATATCTTATCCTCTTATCCTATCTTAATATAGGGGGGTGAAAAAAAATAAAAATAAAAAAAGGGCCGACCCCGCTAAGGGCCGACCCAATGTTGGGCCACCTCCCCCCGCCGAGGCAGGGAGAGGGGCGTTGATACCGTCCATGATTGGACGGCGGTTTGTGTCAATCACGATGGACTGGCTCAGTTGTGTGGTCCGATGAGCAGTTGGTAGCCTGCGGGGTGGGAGTCACGGGACACTCGTTCCATGCCGTTCTGTATTGCCCACATTTCGCAGAAGGCTTCATCCGCCCGCATTTGCTCAAAGGCTTACTCGTATGATGCCCAACTGTCGTCAGTGATTGCATCAAAGACGGAGTGCATAAGTCCGGCCATGTCGGACCATGCCGTGACCTTGAACCAATCGTAGGCATGGCTTTCAATGGTCACTTGTAGCCGAAGCATTGCTCGGTAGGCACATTTGCGAGTTGGCGTTTTTACAGCCGAGTCGCATACCATTTCAAGCAGCGTTAGGTACGCCTTTACCAACGCCTTGAGGGTATCAAGGGCCAGTTTATTCATCGTGTTTTCGTTTTCGTTTTCGTTTTGCATTTTTGCTAACCTCCTTTGGGGAGTAGGATATGGAGAGGGGAGGCCCCCCACAGGGCCGAAGACCTGTGAGGGGCGCTGTTCACGATGATGATTCATCGTGGGGTGTTGTCTTTCGGATTACTCACGAATGAACTTAGCGCCAATGCTCGTCGTACTTGCCTGCGTGCGCCCATTCGGTCGCAAAGTTGTCCTTGCGGCCCCATGTTGAGTAGATTTCGTCCTCGTACTCCCCGTTAAGGAAGCGTCGGAGTTGGTCTTTGACATGGAACAGTTGCAGGTAGGCGGGCAGGTAGTATCGCTCACCGTCGGGGCTTAGTCCGCAGTGTGTTACGGCATCGTACCCGTGACACTCAACGCCTCGCTCTCCGATGTAGGAGGGCCATGAGCCGGTGTCGTCCATTAGGTCATACGGTGTTTGCATATCCTTGTCTGTGACATACTTCACCCGTGTCGGGACTGATGTGGTGACAAGGTTGCCCCACGCATCAAATTGCTTCTTAGGCGCAGGTATCTCGCAGTTGTCCGCATTCCCCTTCACCTTGCGGTTAGGGAGTATTCGTCCGAACCGGCGTGAGCCCTTGGTCTTAGGCTTGTTACCGTACATTCCAACCGTTGTGGCGTAGGTGCGCCAGTCGTAGGTGAATCCAGCAGTTTCCTCGGAGCCTTTGATGTCTCGGTTGGTCATTGTACCATCGGGGTGAACCGTGTACTCCCGTCCGATAACGCATTCCCAGTGCTTCTTGAGCCGTGGTCCCATTGACTTAATCAATAGGTCGGTTGTGGAAGCGACTGCGACGGGGCCACCGTTTAGGCCCTCACCGTTAGCATTGCGGTCAAGTCGTCCGAATGATAGCGGGTTGCCGCCATTCGTCCAAAACTTGAGTGTCCCTTGCGGGTCACGGGAGTCAAACCATATGAGGGACATTGACCCCTCGGCGTGCTTGACTACCTCTTCAATGCCTCCGACCTCAAGTGCCTCTGCTACGGCCTGCGAGTCCACCGGACCCGTTGGCTTTCGCTTGAGTGCAGTCCATACATCATCGTGGTTGTGTACCACTCCGTTGTGAACCAAGCAGATGTACTTCTTGCTTGAAAAGTGCGGGTGAGCGTTTTCATCGTTGTTTGCGCCGTGTGTGCTGAATCGGGTGTGACCGATTGCTGCGAGGACATCTTCGCCCATGTGCTTTCGCACATTGTGGGCCATGACTGCTGATGATTTAGCGGCCTTGACATACATGAAGGTCTTGGGCTTGCTTGGTTTAATCCATGCAAATCCCGAGGCTTGAGAGCCTCGGACCTTGAGTGCGACGAACAAGTCCTTGAAGCGGTTGCGGTTGTTGAACGCCTTACCGGCTCCGTGAATGGCTCCGATACCACAGCCCACAAGGAGCATGATACCGACAAAGGCAGGAGCAAGGCTGAAAACCATGCTCACAAGTCCAAGACCAATCGCTGAGAAGTGGTAGGAGGGTTCGTTGTTAGGTCGGAACGCTTCCTCTCGTAGGTTAATATGAGGGTCGTCGCAGGCGACAGTCCCAAGTATAGTCCAAGCCAACTCGCAGTTATCACAAGTGCCTCTTACAGTACCCGTGTTTCCACCTTGCATCCACGATTGTATGTGGACGCTGGTGTAGTTGTTGACATTAGAACCATATTCTGGTCGGGTTGAGCCAGTGCAGTGTTCGCACGCAGTAAGTTCTTCACTGCGGGTGAAGTTGCACCCTACGCCTTGAGGAAGTTGGGCGTTAATCTGCCTAAGCATCCTGCTGACTGACAACCATGTAGCGTTCAAAGGGTGACGCATATTATGCACATCGGCCCACTGATTAACTGTCGTTGCTTGACAGCCAGCGCAGGTCAACTTACCACAGTTTGGGCAAGTCTCCGCTTGAATCACGCCCCGTAGGACGGCTGCACGCTTTACGGCGTACTTAGCGAGGTTGCTCCTGTCGGAGAACCCAAGATACCACATGAGGTCTGTGACTTGAAGTGGTCCGCCTTCCGGCTTCTTGTATAGGTTGTACAGTTGTTCCATGTCATCCAGTGTCATGTTCCAAGCCCTGTTGGTTATAGCCCCGAGTATTTGGGACCATGAGTCCAACTTGACGGCATTGAAAGAACCGCCGTGTTGGCGGAACTCTACTGTGCCGTACTTACCTATGCAGTGAGGATTCACAGCCAAATATCTTCCTTGGCCGTGGTTGTACATTAGTTCGTACAGATTCATTGATGTTGAGTCAATGTCTCCTGTCCTGTTGTGCGCATAGCCTTGGACCATGAAGTCCATTCTTGAGGCATATGAGTTGTTGCGTCGTGAGTTGGGTAGCAGTTCGTTGATTGCTCCTTGGAAAACCCCGTAGATGAGGCCTATCCGTCCGATGACTCTTCGGCCTGCGGCGATTTCGCCGTCAAAAACAACCTGCTCGTGGTGATGTACGCCACATGAGGTATCAATCTTGACAAGCCCTGCAAGGGCTGAGCAGACAGAAGTTAACCACTTTCTGCGGCGTTTGGTCCCAACTAACGGAGGTGAGACAATCTCTATTCCTCCGCCGTTAAGTGAACCGTCGGTAACAATTTTGGTCGTTTCTTTGACCTCATGTGTGTAACCGTCGTATGTTGTTTGTTCACCTAATTTGGTAATCCATGTCGCAAGACTGTGGTTTGAATCATCGCTGTGAGCGTGTTGAGTTTTGATAACCTCCAACTCAAAGCCGATGCTTCGCATTTTTTGTTCATTCGTTTTCTTTCCTACAAAGGCGACGAGGACCGGTAGCATGAGCATTAGAACCCATAGCATACCAATCACATAGCCGACTTCGCCCTGCATTGCAGGCATTTGTCCGGTTGTGTTTTGCATTTTTTCACTTCCTTGTGTTGTTGTCATTTGTGCATCTTTTGCACACGATAAGTCAACTTCTCGTTTGCAGCGTCATTGAGCCTCATAAGCCCTCAACTGTGGGAGTTGGAAAGGGCCACCCCGCCGGAGCGGGGCAGCCTGTAAATCAGTCGGTTAGATGTTGAAAGAAAACCGGCCCCTTACCACACATCGCCTTCATAAGAAGTGGTGGCTGCGGGGCCGTCGTCCAATCCTCCGCTTCATCACCTGTTAGAGTCCCCACATACGGGGGGCTATCAAATTGCGAGAGAATTGTCCTTGTACCCCTGCCTTGAGAACGCTCCTCATGGTGCGGGGTACTGGAAAACAATCGGGGGCTTACGCCACTTCACGACCCGATAGGGCTTCACTGGGGACTCTCATGGGGTTGCCTGCGCTTGTATTCCTGTTCTCGGGATGGTCTAAGTTGGCTACCTTGCCGCTACAAAGCGGTTTAGGCGTGCGTCCTTATCCGGTGGTTAACCGGCTATCGGCCCGAGTGCATCATCATGTCCCCCGTCCGACGACGGGCATTCATATGATTTCGGCCCCTGCGAGGTGTCCCGCAGGGCTCGTTTGAGAGTGGTGGTCCAGTCCCTCGCAACATGGCTTGAAGAAGTGGTTCTTGAAATTCGGTTTCAAGGTGTGGTTTTGTGGTTAGTGTCTAGCCAATGGTGAAAGGGTCGTGTGTTTTGACCGTGATGTCAAGAGGTTCGCTCCCCTATGACCTATCCACCAACCTACCCCGTAAGGGGCCTGTTATCCGGTGGACCTGTTTTCCGTCGGTTCCATAGCAACAGGTCAAGTCTCGCTTGACCCGTCGGAACAAACTACCCTATTCGGCGACCCATATAAACCCCCCGAATTGGAAAAACGATAGACTGAGAGGCTGTTAAGAAAAAAAACCTATCATGAACGGGTCATTGACCCCCCCTCAAAATAGGCCGATTTGAGGCCACCGACCCCCCCAAAATGGCCCAAAATTGACCCGCCGACGGCCCCAAAATTGACCGGCGACCAAATGAAAACAGGCATACAGGCAGACAGGACTTGAAGCATTGAGAAGACCAAAATGCTCTCTCCATCTCTCCCCCGCCGAAAATTAGCCTTCTTAAAAGACTATAATATAATATAATTTCTCTCTCTCTCTCTCCCATGTGTGTGTTGTGAGTTGGTTCCGGCTTCCAAAAGTAAAAAATGCGTTGCTGCTCCGCTGCCTTTATATCCTACGACCTCCTCGGATGGTTTAGGAGGAATCCGAAAATGTATAGGAAAATACGAAGAACAGAAAATGCGATAGCAGGGCTAATAACCATGCTTGAAATCCTGATGATGAATACCGAAGTGCTGGTGAACCTACGAAGGTTAGATGCTTGGCCTCGCAGGAATATGCTGCGACCAATCAGCAAAATGGTGGATGAGTTGAACGAAATGGTGCAGAAGACAAACTGCCTTGAAATCCTGCGGGAATGGGGAGATGTTGAATGCCTCGGACATTGGGAAAATGATGACCCCGATTGTGAAGTGGTCGGCTGCAAAATATGCAGCGGCGCAGTAGGTAACGCAGAAATGAACCATAGGGTAGTGAACCGACGAATCAAGGAGATTCGCAACCACATGAAGGCCTACTCGGAGTTCACCGAGGTTCCAATGAAGGAATTGACCGCACGACAGTTGCAGTGAACAACCGCTAAATCATCAGACAAAAAAGAACCGTTGAATCATCAACGGGTACAGCAGAGAATCACCCGCTTCGGCGGGTGGTTTTCTCTTCTCTCTCTCCCCCCACAGGGGAGGACAAACAGAAGACTATTCTTATTTAACTAATATATATTTTCTCTCTCCCATATAGATGCGACCAACTCCCAGTCCCCCGACAAGAAGATGATTATTCATCCACCCATCGGGCAGTTGATATACTACCGTCTGTTAGCATGGTTATCTTGCGAGAGAACAGGGGGGATAATAACAAATGATAACAAAGCACACAGCCCAACAAATACTGCACGCCTTTACATGGTGCGAGGGGGAAGCGTTCCTTGCTGCCTATAATCGTGTTTGGTCTAACCACGAGCAAAAATGGACTTACTACATTGAGGAGCAATTTGAAATGATGCAGCAAAAGCCGCTTGACTTCATCATCAAGTGGGAGGATTGGGCAAAAGAAATCTGCCTTGATTATGAAGCGCATCAGTGAGTCAGTCACTCAACAATGACACAACTACCCGTTCAACCATGACACGGGTCAACGCCCCTTCCAACACCTCGGTGTTGGAGGGGGCTCTCTCCATCTCTCTCTCTCATCGCAGAAGTGGCTCCTTAAAAGGAAGACTATACATAATTATTATTGATTATTGATTATTCGGTGGGGTTATATACGAGAGCCTTGTAGCATGGGTATCTTACGAGAGAACAGGGGGGATAACAATAGACGAAAAATACGATACAACCAAGCCAACAGGACGACTGCAAAAACTCCTTGCGGAAATAATGGCGGCATCCACTACACTTGAGAACAGCCAAGTGCTTGAGTGTGTATTCACCGCACTTGATACGGTGTCCCATTGGGAACTTGAAGAGTGCATAGACATTGATGACCTAATCAGAGAGTTGGAAATTGAAGCCGAGTGGTATCTTGACAAAGCAGCAACCCGCCGAGCCGAAGAAGCATTAGAAATGCAGCAACGCCAACTATTCGGGGATGCAGCGTGCTTCATACCAACCAAGTGAAGCAGTCATCAACCCATGACATAACTACCTGTTTGGTCACAAACAGGTCAACGCCCTGTCGCCTTCCTTGGAGGGCGGCGGGGCTCTCTCTTTCTCTCTCTCTCGGAGAAAAGATGGCCCCTTAAAAGGAAGACTATACATAGTTATTATTCCGCTGCGCTGCGCTCCGGTTGGTGTTCGGCGGTCAAAAAACAGGGCAAAATAGCGGTTATCCCACATGGGGGTTTATATGTGGGGAGCCTGTACGATGATTGCCGAAGGAGGCATAGAAACATATGAGCATACACAAGAAGAAAGAAATTGAGAACATAGTGTTAGCGCTTGGAACGCACATACACACAGTGGCGCATGATGAAGCATACCGTCAAGTCACTGATGTGTTGACCACAGTTAACGCCCACGCTGAACGCATTACTGCGTTGGAAACAACCGAAGAGGTACTGACAAAGGCCGACCTTGACAACTATGTCAAGAAGGCAGAGAAGTACCTCAATGAGGCAGTGAGCGACATGGTGACACCACATGATAACAAGGTCGCAGAACTTGAAGCACAGGTCGCACGATTAGAACGACAGATGACACAAGTTATTGCATTGTTTGAGTTCATCGGGCAGGAATCACAGAACCTTGAGTGAATGAGCCTCCCAGTATAGACACACCCCCAATTTCGGCCACGAAATTGAACAGCGCCCCCCTCCTTTCCTCGGAGGGGTGGGGGGCCTCTCTTGAGCAGCGGCAGCCTTGCATTTCATGCCGCCAAAAACCAAGTCTTCTCACCCACAAGGAACAGCCAAGCACCACAAATTTTTTTGGATATTTTTTCCCAAACCTTGATAAAGTGGCGTGAGTACCTACTAACCAATGGACACTCAAGACATTATTGAAAAGTACGACCCCGAAGACTTTCCTTCACGGATTGCTTTCGCTCGCTTTCTCGCTGCTAACCACCCCGAAAAAACAACCAAGGGTTGGGAGATGCACCTCATAAAAACCGAATACCAAAACTCAGTCCCCTACACATATGACGAAACTGATGACACCTACTACCTTATCTTTGGAGAGGTTGCTCACACGCTTGATGGGGATGAGCATAAGTCCATCCTTCACGATTACACTTCCGGTGTTAAGGTTTCCGAGATAGCAGGCAAGCACAACAAGACTACCGACTTTATTCACCGATGGCGACGAACCTTCGGCGTTACCCGTTCATCCCCTGCAATCACCACTAACGAAATAATTACTAACAGCGAAGACGATATTGCCTCCGCTATCATTTCCCGAAAAATGTACGCTTCTCAAATCAAAGCCGCCAAGAAAGAGCGTGCCGCCCTTGCCGATGCAGCCGAGCGTTGGATGAACCTTGACCGTGAAGTTCTTACGCATATGCGAGGAAACCTCACCAAAGCCCCGAAAACAGTACCACGCCTTAAACTAAAAAAGACTTCTCGCCCCTACGCTCTCGTAGTATGCCCTACTGATTTCCATTGGGGTAAGCATGGGTGGGTTGATGAGGTCGGAGAGACATACAACTTTGAGGAGGCTCGTAAGCGCCTGTTTGAAAAGACTCAATCCCTCATTGAGCGCATACCTGTCTCCCCCGAAAAAATCTTTGTTGGTGCAGGTTCCGACTGGTTCCATGTTGATAATGACGCAGGTACGACTACCAAGGGTACACCGCAAGATATGTGCGGAAGTCCTGCTGAAATCCTTGTCACCGGTTGCCGTCTTGCCCGAGAACACATTGACCTTCTACGCCAAGTTGCTCCTGTTGAAATAGTTATGATGGCCGGAAACCACGACCGTCATTCCACCATTGCCCTAATGATGTATCTATCAGCCGCATACGAAGATGTAGAAGATGTGACTATCGCTATTAGCCCCAACAACCGTCGCTACATAACCTACGGAGATACACTCCTTGGCTTTACTCACGGTGACGGTCTATCTCGCAAGACAAACATGGCGGGACTTATGGCTGTTGAGGCACGAGAACAATGGGGACTAACTGCCCACAAAGTGTGGTTCCACGGTCACCTACACCATCAGCGACTTACCGAGGGTGATGGTTGCCTTATCGTGCAAATGCCCTCTCTCGCAGGACACGACCGATACCACGCCCGTTCCGGCTACACTACCTCCACCGCAGGACTTGCGGCTTATCTCATTGACAAGGAAGAGGGCTACATAGGCTCTCTATTCGCCCCAGTAACGCACGAGGACTAATCATGCCGTTCCGTACAAGGTCTTGTCTTCCGCTAAAAAAGCGTACTTGTAATGAGTGCGGTAGGACTGCCTTCCGTCGTGGAAGTAGTGCCTGCAAAAGATGGTGTAAGGAAGATAAAAGAATGAAGCACTGCGGCACATACAGAATCGTAAGAACAGGGGAACCTAATATCATAAGGATGGGTGAGCAATAATGGATAAGAATTTAGAAATGTATATCGTCAACGCAATGGATAGCCAACAATTAAGAAACGGCATTTTCAGTAAGCGTTGGTGGTGGCCGTTTTGGTAATGCCTAACTTTAACTTTCAGCGTTCCCGTCATGACATACGCCACTTTTATGAGTGGTTGTCACCGGAATACAAGTGGGCTGACCATATAGAAGAGTGGATGCGTTTATATGAGGATAGAAAAGGCGCATCTGTACACCGTGTTTGTATCATTGCTCCTCGTTCTCACAGTAAATCAGCAACCCTTCGTGTGAAACTTTTGCATATGTGTCTATTTGAGGAGCGTAACGGCAACCCTATGGAAGTATGGTTGTTCTCCGCCTCTATCCGACAGGCTACAAACCGTCTTGAGGAAATCAAAACAGATATGCGAAGACACCCCGAGTTGAGAAAATACCTTGATGAGCGCAAGTCCAACAAGCAAAAGATTCAATTTACCAACGGCGCTTGGATTCAAGCAACCGGTGTCGGCTCTGCTATTCGTGGAGAACACCCTGCGGTCGTCGCTCTTGATGATGTACTGGCCGAAATGGGGGATATGACTATGGATTCGGTGAGTGATTGGTTCAAGAAGGTAGTTACGCCTATGCTTGACCCTAACACTTCCTGCTTCGTTGTAGGCACGCCCATGTCCCACAAAGACCTTTACCAAACCGAGATGCTGTCCGAAAAGGCGCAGGCTGTTTGGAAGTCCGGTATTTGGTCAGCGTTCCCTAATTGGGATGAGCATAGGGCTGACCCCGAAACCCCACTATCTCCACTTTGGCCCGAATTCCGTCCCACCGAGTTTTTGTTGGAACAGAAAATCAGCATGGACGACGACCTCGCTTTCGCCCAAGAGTATTTGTGCAAGGTCGTGGACGATGATGCCCAAGTTTTCAACAGGAACCTCATCCGAAAAAACATAGACATAAGTGCCTTCGGCGGTTTCAATACTCAATTCAATGACGGTTCCTTCAATTTCGTCCTCGGTTTTGACCCCGCTCATGGTATAGGTAAAGACTACTCCGTCTTAATATGCTTACGCCAAGATGATGAGGGGTATGTACACTTTGTTGATATGTGGCGACGAAATGATTTCCCGCCGGACAAACAGGCAGATGTTATTATTGAGTGGGCTAAACTGTACAAGTCCCCTGTTGCCGCAGAAGATGTAGGTTTTCAGCGATTGTACGAGACAGTGATACAGCAAAAGGGTGGACACATTGACTATCGTGCTTCCAAAGCATCCAACAAAGGTCTTAAGCAAGGGCTACTAAATCGCCTGCGTGTATGGTTTGAGAGAGAGTTAATCGTATTCCCATTCGGTGATGTTGATACTCGCAAGAAGGTCGGTATCATCCTTGATGAATTGGAAACTCATGTGTGGAAGAACGGAGAAATAAAAGATGTTGGAAAGCACAACGATACTGTCATGGCTTTTGCTCACGCAATAGACCAATTCAAACCACGCACTACTGATTTTATACCCATGAGTACCAAAAGTACGAGCATGGGTGGTTGGGGCAAAAAGAAAAATCCCAAGAAAAAGTACGGAAAAAGGAATAAACCTCAAGGAAAATACCCAAGATTTGGAGCATAATCCTTAAAACTCACTAACCTTCAAATAGCACCCGTACTGTGGTTATTAACATGGCGTGGTGGAACCCATTTTCAAGAAGGCTTGTTGGCGCAAGCGAAAAGCCCGAAGAAGTTGTACCTTTGAATCGCACCGCCAGTCGCAGTGAGCGTACACCATTTACTGTTATGGCGGCAGGTATTGATAATATCGTCAAAGAGACAAATGACTTTCGTGACAACTACGACTATACTAATGAGTTTGACCTCTACGATAATATGCTTAACTACGACCCCGAGTTAAATGGTGCAGTGCGTACCATCAGTCTTACGGCTAACAAATACAAAATTAGTGGTGGGAAAAACGCAGCCATGCGAAAGGCAATTACGAATCTCACCGAAGAAGTCCTTGATTTTGACGATTTACTGATAAATGCTATGAGAAATTTGATGGTTTACGGAAATGATATATCAAAATATGTCGGT